TTATTTTGCCAACGCCAGTTTAATGCTTTCCATCACAATGGGATCTTCAGGCGTCATATCCGGGGAAAAACGCTGGATGACCAACCCGTCCCTGCCAACTAAAAATTTCTCAAAATTCCATAAAATATCATCAGGGTACAGCGGTGCACGACCTTTGCTGACCATACGGGCATAGAATCCGCTCTCTTCCGGCGCGACTGCGGTCGGCGCTGCGGCAATCAATTTTTGATACAGCGGATGGCGTCCTTCGCCATTAACTTCAATCTTACTGAACATCGGGAACGTCACCCCCCATGTGGTGGTACAGTAAGTTTTAATCTCTTCATCGCTGCCCGGTTCTTGTTCCAGAAACTGGTTGCACGGGAATCCCAGCACCACAAAACCTCGATCGGCCCAGGCTTTCTGAATATTCTCCAACTGCTCATATTGCGGCGTTAAGCCACACTTTGAGGCGACATTGACAATCAACAGCACATTACCAGCGTACTTCTCCAGCGTGGTCACTTCACCGTCGATATCTTTCACTACGGTCGTCAGAATGGAATCTTGCATCGTTTCTCCTGGGTGTGGTCAGTAAAAATCTTAGCTTTTAATCATAGACCGTCTTTTTGCGGCTAACGTCTTGCTTTTAACAATAACCAGATAAACACCGGCGCACCCAACGTTGCGGTGACCACGCCAATAGGCAGCTCTGCGGCAGCTAATGCCAGGCGCGCTACAATATCGGCCAGCAGCAATGCGCTCGCCCCTGCCAGCGCGCAGCCGGGAAGTAATACGCGATGATCGGTTAAACCACACAACCGAAGAATATGTGGGATCACCAGACCAATAAAGCCGATAGCACCCGCCAGCGCCACACTGACGCCAACCATCCAGCCGGTCGCGGCCACCAGCACATTGCGCCAGAACCACAGGGGTAAACCCAGTTGCCGCGCCGAGATCTCGCCAAGTGCTAACATATTCATCGGCCTGGACTGACAACAGATCCACAACAACACGGGGATCAATGCCAGCATCAGCCAGCTTTGCCGCCAGTCTACGCCGCCAAAACCGCCCATCATCCAGTACATCAGCTGACGTAAATCAACAGAGGTGGAAAAGTAGATAGCCCACGTCATTAGTGCGCTACAGATAATCCCTAATGCAACGCCAGCCAGCAATAACCGACTGGTCGAAAGATGACGACGGGCGAAACGTAAGAGTATTAAAGTGATGATAAGCGCGCCAGCAATCGCACACAGCCCTAGCGCCCAGTTGGGGAGTTGCCCTTGCCCAAGCAATACCGCGGCGATAAGCCCCACGCCTGCGCCGTTAGAGACGCCAAGTAGTCCAGGTTCTGCCAGAGGATTTTCAAACAACGCCTGCATTACAGCGCCGGATATAGCCAGCGCCGCACCAACCAGCAATACAGCCAGCGTACGTGGCAGGCGAATTTGCCAGACGAACAGTTCGCCACGAGGAGTAAACCAGTCACCTGGCGAGATCCATTGTTCACCGGCGCAAAGGCTTAAGAGAAGCGCCAGCAGCATCAAAACTGACAGGCATAATAACCAGCGAATATTTTGTCGCTGTTGTTGGCGGGCAAGTGTCAGCATGGTATCCGTTCTGCTGAAGTGTCATGGCGTTGATTTTACGGTGACTCTTCGACAGTGAAAAGAAAAAAGGCCGCAGAGCGGCCATAATTACATTCAAAAATCAATAAGTTGCATAATTATCAATAACTTACAGACACGCAAAAACACAGCCAACCACAGCAAGTAACAGGGATGTGGTCACTTTGTGGATCATATCGCCACCATAAATTTACTTAATAACAGTAACAACAGCCACAAGCACAGCCATCGCAGACAGGACAATACCTGTGAGTAGCCAAGTCTGATTTGCAAATGATTTCTGAAGTTCAGTACGATGCTCAGCCATCTCAACTTTCAGAGACTGGCGCAAATCAGCCATCTCAGACTTCAGGGATTGGCGCGATTCTGCCATCTCAAGCCGCAACCCTTCACGAATCTCCAGTACATCAAATTTGGTGGCAAAGGATTCACTTCTCGTGGTGAGAGTAATCAGGTTGTTTTTGATTTCAGTTACATCACTTTCTAGGCAACTAACTCGCCGTTCAAGGTCGTCATTCATGCCATCGCCTCCATCATTACCACTTCCTGTCACTTGGTTGTTGGATACATTATTGGCATTCTCTTTCTTTTTTCTGAACGGTAAGATTGCAGTACTGTCCGGCATCATTTGTCATCACCCTGCTTACCTACCCAGCTCATAAAAGCTCGGGCCGAGTAACGATGAACAAACCCACATCTGTTGCAGGTAAGTCTGAATTCATAGTTATGGATATTTTTCCGATCATCTCCCTCATATCCCGGATACCCAGTAAATGGACCGATGTAATCAAGCATAATCAAAGCTCTTGAATTGCCCCCCTCAGCAGTTTTCACTTCAGCCCCATCCGCAATAGCCCCCGTCAAATACATGTGCATATCCGTATCGCCACACGACAAACATTTTTCATTCGCAGACGACTCATCGAGAAAACGAGCAAAATTATCAAGCGTTGCCATTCCTTTAAGTTCATCTATATCAAACTTCACTTTTAAGCACCTCCTAGCGGATTAAATCTCACCGCATCCTGCAAGTAATCCGGCGCAAGATGGGCATAAATCATTGTTGTCTGAATCTTTGCGTGCCCCAGAATTTTCTGGAGCGTCAGAATATTGCCGCCGTTCATCATGAAATGACTGGCGAAGGTGTGGCGCAGCGCATGAACAGCCTGGCCGTCAGGAACATCAGGTGCGACCGTTTTGATGACATCGCGAACCAATGGATAATCCAGCGTCGGAAACACCAGTTTCCCGCCCCGTTTTTTGATCTTTTCAAACAAATCTTCGGAGATTGGGACGGTACGGTTTTTACTGTTCTTTGTTTTTGAAAAAGTGATTCGACAATGCAGAACGCGGCGTTGCTCCAGTGCCGCTACCTCGCCCCATCGCGCCCCGGTCGATAAAAGGATTTCAACAGCCAGCCGCTCATCGGGATTTTCAGCCAGTGCATCCAGCAACTGAACACATTCAGACTTACTCAGATATCCCATTTCGCGTTCGTTAACCTTCATTCCTTTCAGACCTTGAACGGGGTTATCGTTAAGGAAATGGCCGGAAGAGATGAGTGCACTAAACATCGCGCTTAACGCCCCAATCTCTCGATTTATGGTGCTGGGCTGTATCCCCTGCTCTATCCTGGACACACGTAGCTCGGTGAGCATCGTTGTATTAAGTTTATGCACGCACGGGTCATCCATTGCCTCACTCAAGCGCAGCAATTTAAGGCGCGTGTTATGCCCTGACTTCATTAGCTGGCCGTGGTATTTCCACCACAAGTCAATAAGCACTGACAGCGGACGGCGATCAATGGAGTTTCCTTTCCACTCATTGTTATGCTGTTGTGCCAGCACCCACCGCTCATATAAAACTGCATCCGATTTCGTTTTAAATTTTTTGCGAATGCGTTTGCCTTTACGCCCCTCCGGGCGCATGTCAAGAAGATACCCTCCCGGAATTGATTTTATGCTCATTCGTGAACCCCCAGCGTTACAAGACCACCATGCCCCCAGCGTTCCATGATTAGCCGGGCTGTGTGCCAGTCTTGCGGGGTTTTTGAGAAGGCGATGTGCTTTTTGGCCCATCAGGGGAGAGAGACGGACTGATCTGTCCTGCAGCCTCATTAGTTTTTCCTGTCATAAGCCATATTGTGTACTTTTCGAAATCTTTAGAATTAATTACGCGATCGACAACACTTAAACCGACCTCTCTTTTACCACTCTCATAGTTCTTTATGGTTCCGAGGTTTATCCCGGTAACATCAGCAAACTCAGCTTGAGTTAACCCTTCACTCTTTCGTATCTCTTTCAGTTTTTTTTCATATCCACTTGACATGGTGGTCTCCAGACGACTAAATTAATACTAAAGGTCGCCTAGTGACGACTTTTAGCAACAAATAACCACAGACAGAACAGGTTATCACATCATGGCAAAAGTCCTGAACACACACGAACAGGCAGACTTTGAGCGTTTGGCGGCGTTCTATCCATACCGCGATGCGCATGGATTACCAATACTTGAAGAGAGTCTGAAGGATTACGCAAAGCGCACCAATCAAACTGTTAACGCAGTAAAAAGGCAGGCTGACAGAGCACTAATACCCATCAATCAGGGCGAAAAAGGTGGGAAGCGAACAGTAAATCTCTACGCGATTTTTCTGAAAACCATCAGGAACGCAGAGAAGTACGTTCAGATGACAGGACTTAATTGAATGGTCAGCAACATCATCAACGCCATCTTGGCACTCGTGTTTATCGAAGTGGGCGTCGCAGCGATTTATCTGTTTCGCAAACTAACCGGACATGATGAGCGTTTTGTTGATCTCAGCATTGAGTTCATTGCCGCTTATACCAAAGGGCTTTTTCCGGCTGCCATTGGCTCGGTGCTTATAGCGATTGTTCTCCGTTTATCATGAAAAATCTCAGTAATTCATAATCATTGTAGCAAGGAGAGTCGTTATGTGTGGACTGGATAAGATGGATCTTTTCTTAATCATAACACTATCAGTTAACTTTGGGGTTTTATTGGGCCTTGCGGTTGTCATGCAGGGGTATAAACGAAAATGAATAAGCAGAAGAAAAACAGCGAACCCCGTTACACGAGGTTTCGCCGTAAGTACTTTGAAAATGGTCGTTATGCAGGAAAAGTTAAATCAGTGTCTACGATTCGGCATTACAGCCCCGACCAATTCAGCTTTAACAATATATTCCTGCAAGAATGCAACGAGGTCTTTTGCTTGCTCAAGAGTTAAACCAGTGAATAGCTCACCAGCCTCAGGAAGTTTTGCATTATTGGCTAAATGATAGTGGAAACGTAAACAGGCAAGATTGTTTGCAGTAACACATTCAAGCCCAGCAGGAATATAGATAGGTACTTCTTTTTGGGACATATTAATCTCCTTTCTGTTTGTGTGGAAACAACAGAATACCATGCGCCGGGCATGGCTAAAACCCGGCACCAATTCGTAACAGCGGCAGGATATTTTTGTATGAAACAACGACGCAATTCTCCACAGCAGCGTTTCCGCAACGGTGCGGAACACCACGCTAACCGTTTCGCTACCAGTGCATCACGCAGCAACATCCGCTACAGCCTGAGTGATACACACGCAACGCCGGATGGCTACCCAGTAAAACAAATCGGCGAGCACGCCTGGCTGATTGAGAAAGCTGGAATCGTGATCCACAAATGCCCACGCAATCCGTTTACCGGAAACCGCATTTTTGCATTGAGCTGTGGCGACAATCAGTTCGGGCAGGATTTCACATTATACGAAGCACTTCGCACGGTTGATCGTCTGCTTCGCGGGCAAAGTTTTATTAAACAGGCTGATTTATAACAGGCGCTTTATGACCAAAGACCATGCACAAGGTGTATTTATCCGTTTTATTGATTTTCGCGGTGAACTGTTATTACGTGCATCCGCTATTGACGGAGTGACTCCGGCGGGTAAAAACGGAACCGACGAAGCCACTTACGTTTATCTGAACGGCACGCGACTGCTTGTGGAACTTCCGTACCAGACCGTACGAGAAATCATTAGCGAAGCTGAAAAGGCACGCCAGGTTAATGCCGATGAACCCTATATCGAAATTATTTGTATGGATTCAGAAGCTGAAATACAGAAAGCAGATTAA